TTAAGTAAAATGAATGACAATATCAAACAACTTATGAAGGAGAAACTTGATGTGTAATCACGAAGATGACTTTGTTGGTATTGCTAAATATAAACATAAATATACAAAAGTTGATAAATATATTATTGGTTTGGCATTAACAGGTATAACTATTGCAGTTGTATTTGCAGCTGTAACATTATATCAATTACTATTAACATTAGTGTAAAATATTCTTATAGTACATTCGTACGATTGTCCGCGTTGCCCCCAGGCAGAGTCGGCAATCTACGAGTGTATTATGTGGGTAATTTTGCCCGTAGTCAATGGAGTCAAAGATGTCATTAAAATACAAATATATTACTCGCAATCTCTTTGATGTATTCTGGGGAGATGGTTGGTATAACTGTGCTAGATACAAATGGGGCAAAGACAGAAAGGAATTTATTCTGGTTCGTGCCTATAAACATCCACCTAAAGATATTATAGAACTTATAAAGGGAGATATCAATGAAACCTTATAGTTTTAGTGAGTTTAACAAACGCTTTAATATGTTTGGATGGTTACATCCTGACATTCGTCAAACATATTGGACTAAAGAAGATAATGAGTGGGATCATAGACAGAACACAAGTGTTCGTAAAACCTATACATTGTCTACCATTTGGTATAATGATCAACGAGTAATTCAATTCTATACTAATGATGAAAATAATGGTCATAGAAAACTAAGTATATATAACATTTATAGAGATAATATGAGATCTCTTGGTTTGACTACAAGTCAATCTTATAGATCAACAGGTAACACTGCTATGGATGCTTTGTACTATAGAGTTCATGCACCAAATTATTATAATAAAAATGGTACTTTAAAAAAGGGCTTTTGGTCTACACTAATTAGACGTATGCGTTCAAACGCTTTACGTCCTAGTTGGGTTACTCAACACATGCTTAAAGAAGCAATAGAAATAGCAAGATGTAATCTTCCTGGTAGTAGATTTGAAACTGTTCAAGAGTTTCTTTATGATAAAAATGTACCAAGTTGGTCTTACTATCAAGATGCCTTAACAAGAGAATTCTTTGTTGATGGTGAACAAAGACGGGTAAGATTAGGTTCTACAAATTGGACTCAGATTAATAAATATACTGATCCTACTATTTATGGCTATGACTTTAATGATCAATATGATATCTGGCTTAAACCAGAACATTTCTTTCATGATGGTCAAGTATGGAATCGTGATGATGTAGATATTGAAACATGTATTACTTGTGATCGTGAGTCTGTTACAGAATTAATGATTGATAAAGTTTGTCATCATTGTCTTTCTGATTCTTTTAAGATTCATAATTACTCTACCAAAGTAGAACAGATGCTTAAGTTTAAAGCAACAAGAGTTAGACCTAACACTGTGTATCTTGGTTGTGAATTAGAATATGAAACAGAAAATCGTAATCGTGCACAACTAGGTGTTGGTAAACTAATGCATGGTCATGCCCTTATGAAGTCTGATGGTTCTATTCGTAATGGCTTTGAGATTGTAACTTGTCCTGCAACTCTTGACATTCACTTACAAGTATTTAAATCTTTCTTTGATAACTTACCTAAAGATCTTAAAATAGAAAAGAATGTAGGTATGCATGTTCATATCAGTCGGAAACCCTTGAGCCACATGACAATTGGCAAAATAACAGAGTTTCTAAATCGTCATGACAATAAAGATTTTATTCATACTATTGCTGGACGAATTGATAATAGCTATTCTAGAATGAGTAGTGAAAGAACTATTACTTTCCCATTTAAACATAGAAGTGGTAGTGATAGATACAATGCATTGAATCTTAATAATCAAAACACAATAGAAGTTAGATTGTTTGCAACACCTATGAATTATAAAGACTTTGCAATGCGTATGCAATTTGTTCAAGCTTTAGTAGACTATTGTATGCCTGCTCAATCTAATGAATCATTAAAGAAACAAACACACTACGAAGCATTTGTCAATTGGTTATCTGACAAACGTCGTATGTTCCCTGAACTTTGTAATCATTTGAAAGGAAACTTAGCATGTGCATAGCAATCTATAAACCAGAAGATAAAGTATTATCTTTAGCAACACTTAAAGAATGTTATACATCTAATCCAGATGGTGCAGGATTTATGTATGCAGAAAATAAAAAGTTACATATTGAAAAAGGCTTCTTTAGTTTTCAATCTTTCTATGATGCATTTAAGAAACATGAAAGCAAACAAGCAGTCATTCACTTTAGGATAAAAACACATGGTAAAATTGACACAACTAATTGTCATCCCTTTGCAGTTAATAATGCAATTGGCTTTGTACACAATGGTATTATTAGTGGGTTTGGTGATGCTAATCATTCTGACACTATTGGATTTAATCAAAACATTCTTCAACCTTTGGTAAGTAAATGGGGTAACCTTGCTTTATTTCAAGATCCAATCATTGACTTAATTGAAGGTCGTATAGGTTATAGTAAGCTTGTCTTCCTTGATAGACATGGTAACCATAAGATCATGAATGAACATAAAGGTACTTGGGATGATGGAGTCTGGTATTCCAATGATAGTTATAAACCTTATGTTGCACCAGTAACTACATATGACTGGAAAGATTCAAAGTATGATTGGAGAAAGAATGTAACTACAATTAAAAATGTAGCTTTACCTAAACCTAACCTAATAGCAGTAGGTACAATGGTAGAATTACTAGAAGATGTAGCTGATCCTGCTACTCTTACAGTATATGAAACAGGAGAACTATGTGAGATTGTTGCAGTTAACAAGGACTTTACATGTGATCTAATGCATGACGATTACAAAGGTAAATCTTCATTCCTTTACAATGTTCCTTATCATTCTCTATCTTTTGTAGATGAGTTTGAAGATGACTCTATTGATCCTGTAGGTATACCTGCATACCAACAATATGCATCACCTTATCTATTAAAAGGTAAATCTAAATGAGTCTTAAAATATTTCCATATAAATTGGGCAGCTTGTCTGCCAAAAGATTAGCACAAGCTCTGCGAGTACTGAGAGTCAGTCATACTTATAACGCAAAAAGGTCAGATGTTATAGTTAATTGGGGTAATTCTAAACCACCTCATTTCAAATGGCTAGACGATGACTTAAATAAACCACATGCTATTGCATTAGCTAGTAATAAACTTAAAACATTTACTGAATTATATTGTAAAGCCTTTACACATATACCTAAGTTTACTACAGAAATAGAAGATGCTGAAGATTGGATTACTAATGGTAATAGTGTCTATTGTCGCACTACAATAACAGGACACAGTGGTCGTGGTATTGTAATTGCTATTAATAGTAATGAACTAGTCAATGCACCACTATACACTGTCAAAACTAAACATCGTGATGAGTATCGTGTTCATATTTTTAAAGGGGAAGTTTTAGATGTTCAAAAGAAAAAAAGAAAATTGGGATTTACTGGACGTTCTTCAGGTATTCGTAATCATTCTAGTGGCTGGATATACGCTAGAACTGATGTTGCAATACCTGATATGTTATGCCCCATTGCTGTTCAAGCAGTAGAATTATTAGGTCTTGACTTTGGTGCAGTTGACATAGGGCATAGACTTATTGACAATAAGTTTTTTGTGTTTGAAGTTAATACTGCACCAGGACTTGAAGGTTCAACACTTGACAAGTATGCAAAAGCAATATACAATTACTATTCTAAACTTTAAAAGGAAATTGTATGCGTTGTGTTGCTTGTAATAGAAATTTAAATGACTTCGAATCTACTAGAAAATCTACAATAACAGGTGATTACTTAGACTTATGTAACACCTGTTACCATGAGATTCAACAGGATACTTCTGTCAAAGAACGTGATGATCTACGCACTGAAGAAGAAACCTTTGATGATGATGATAATGACTTTGACTTACACACGATTGCAGAGTAGACCAGACGATCTGGTCGTAGCGATGCTATCTGTGTTATTTGTTCATTACATACATTGTTACTTCAAAGCCAAAACGCATTTCAGTTGCTGATGGAGTTGTCCACATGATAAGTTTCCTTTCGTTAGTTAAGTATACAATATTTCATTGTATACATATATTATACTACGAAATAGGGTTTCTGTCTTGTGTGCATTACTTATATACTACTAGGGAATTTCATGAGTAAATTTATACAACATACATCGTGTCCTAAATGTGGGTCAAGGGACAACCTTGCTGAGTATGATGACCATGTATGGTGCTTTGGTTGTAAATACTTCAAACAAAAGAATGACATACAGTCTATCCGTAGAAGACTACAACCTAAAGAACTTAGTCCGGGTATAGGGAAGCTAAGTTTAACAGATGATATTCCACAAGAACCTAAACAGTGGTTGTTAAAGTATGGTATTAGTAATGATGAAATTGCCAACAATAAAATTGCGTGGGACGCAAATAGTCAGATATTGGTTTTGCTTTACACGCAAACGTATTGGCAAGGCCGTTGCTTTGGTGATCAAAGAGTTAAGTATTTATCCAAAGGTGATAAGCCTTTGACAATCTATGGTAATGGTGATACAATTGTATGTGTGGAAGATGTTTTGTCTGCAATTAAAATTGCTAGACTTTCACCAGACTATTGTGCAACACCCCTACTTGGCAGCAGTATGTCTTTAGAGACTACACAATCGCTCTCAGAACGATTTAAAAATATTGTGGTATGGTTGGATAGGGATAAAGCTAAAGAAGCGATTAGGATATCTAGAAACTTGAAACAGAGGGGTATTAATACTAGGGTAGTTATCTCACCTAAAGATCCAAAAGAATATACAAAAGGAGAACTCATTAATTGGTTGAAGAACAGATAATCAAGTTGTTTTGTGAAGATAAATATATCTTTACAAAGTATTACAAGTATGTTAACATTAATTATATTAAAGTTAACTATAGTAATTTATATAAACTATTTATAACTATAGATAACTACTATAACAAATACAATAACAATAATAATATTAATAAACAAGAATTAGAATTAGTTTATAATAGTAATTATTTATTAAAAGATTCTGAAAGAAAAGAATTAACAGAATTAATTAATAGGATCTTAGACAATGAAGTGTCTAACAAAGAAACAGTAATAGGACTTCTTGAAAAACACAGAAGAAGATGTCTTGCTGGAGAAGTAGCAAGAACTGCACTAGATGTAGAAGATGGTAAAGCTTCTATAGAATCTCTTCTTGCTTTGTTCAATGACTTTGAGCATCAAGAAGTAGAAGCTACTGAAGCAAAAGCTATTCAATTTGATTTAAGAAAGTTACATGAAACACAAGTAGCTACACCTGGTCTTAGATGGAGACTAAACTTTCTCAATAAGAGTTTAGGATCTTTAAGACAAGGAGACTTTGGATTTATATTTGCTAGACCAGAGACAGGTAAAACTACCTTCTTAGCTAGTGAAATTTCTAAAATGATTCAACAAACAGATGGAGAAGTACTTTGGTTTAATAACGAAGAACAAGGAAACAAAGTCGCTATTCGTTGTTACCAAGCAGTGCTTGGGGTAACAACCGAAAAGCTCTTTTCTAATCTTGATATGTATCAGAAACAATTTGAAGACTTGGTTCAAAATAGAATTAAAATATATGACTTTGAAGATTCATCAAGAGCTTCTAGAGTAGAAGCAATCTTAAAAGAATCTAATCCTGCTTTAATTATCTTTGACCAGATAGATAAGATCAAAGGTTTTAAAGGTGATCGTAACGACCTTGAACTAAAAGCTATTTATCAATGGGCTCGTGAGATTGCTAAAACATATGCACCAGTAATAGGAGTATCTCAAGCTGGTGGTGAAGCAGAAGGTAAGTTATGGTTAACAATGGATATGGTTGATGGAAGCAAGACTGCTAAGCAAGGCGAAGCTGACTGGATCCTTGGCATTGGTAAAGAACAAGATAACACAAGTAGAACTAGATACCTTAACATTACTAAGAATAAATTGTTAGGTGATTCTGATACACTACCTGAACTTAGACATGGTAGTGCACAAGTATTAATTAAACCTGAGATTGCAAGATACGAGGACTTATAAAATGCAGAACTACCTAGTCATTGATGTAGAAACAACCATCAGTAATAAAGGCAATCCATTTGATGAAAGGAATAAACTTTGCTATGTCGGAATTCATAATAATAATGTTTCTACTTTATTTGATATTGAATTTAGTGGAACTCCATACAGGGAACAACTTAACACTATACAGGATGTCATTAACAATGACTCTATTCTTGTTGGCTTTAACATTAAGTTTGATTTACACTGGTTAAAAAGATATGGCATTAACTTCCAGTCCAACAAGATTTGGGACTGTCAGTTAGTGCACTTTATTTTACAAGGACAACAAACTCCTTATCCTAGTTTAAACCAAGTATGTGAACACTATGGTTTAGAAACTAAACTTGATGTAGTTTCCACAGAGTATTGGAAAAACAAAATAGATACAACTGAAATACCAAAAGATATACTTGAAGAATACTTAGAACAAGACCTTAGGTTAACTGAACAAGTTTACTTAAAACAAGTAGAAGAAGTAAAACAAAATCCATTACTAGCTAGACTTATTAGTTTACATAACCAAGATCTACTTGGTCTACAAGAAATGGAATTTAATGGTTTGTTATTTAATGAGGAGAAGAGTAATGTATTGGCTGAAGAAACTGAACAACAGGTTGATAAACTGGACAACTTCCTGTTTCAATTCCATAATTGTCCTGGCTTTAACCCTAGCAGCAATGACCATCTTAGTGCTTTCTTATACGGTGGGTCTATTAGCCTCCGCCGTAGAGTTCCTTGCGGAGTGTTTAAAACGGGTAGTAGATCAGGTCAAGTTAAAGAACGATGGGAAGAGTATCAAGTAGAATTCCCTAGATTATTTAATCCTCTTAAAGGATCTGAGTTACAAAAAGAAGGCTTCTATTCTACAGATGAAGCCACACTTAAGTCTTTAAAAGGCTCATTAAAAGCTAGAGAAGCAAGAGAAATTCTTTTATTCCGTTCAACTTTAGAGAAACGAGTAACCACATATTACAGGGGTTTACTTAATCTTATTAAAGAAATGAACTGGCCTAAAGGAATTATATACGGACAACTAAATCAATGTGTTGCAAGAACAGGTAGACTATCATCTAGTAAACCTAACTTACAAAACTTTGATGGTATGATTAAAGAACTATTTACATCTAGGTATCCTTAATGTTATTACAAGCTGACGCTAAACAATTAGAGTGGGTAGGAGCAACCTACCTATCTCAAGACAAGACTGCTCTTGATGAGATATGGGCTAGTGTAGATCAACATGCTGATAATCAAGAACGCTTTGGCTTACCTTCAAGACTAATTGCTAAGACCTTTGTCTTTAGATTAATCTATGGAGGTTCATCATATTCATATGCTAATGACCCTAACTTTAGAGACATTGGTAATGAAACCTTTTGGCAGAATGTTATAGATGAGTTCTATAAAAAGTATTCAGGTCTTAAACAATGGCATGATAAGATTATGGAAGATGCTAAACGTGATAGAAAACTTGTTATGCCAACAGGTAGAGTTTATGCTTATGAACCTGATATAAGATTTGGTAGAGCCGAATGGCCTCGCACCAAGATCCTTAACTATCCAGTGCAAGGACTTGGCGCAGACCTTATGGCTATTGCTAGAGTTAGTTTAAGAAATAGATTGTTAAAAAAGGAAGGAGTAAAAATTGTTAATACTGTACACGATTCTATAATACTTGACTTTGATTCCAAAGTATGGGATAATATTAGTATAGTAAATTTAGTAGACAAATGTTTTAACGATATACCAGCTAACTTTAAAAAGTTATTTGGTAAAGAGTTCAATTTGCCAATGCGAGTTGAATGTCAAATAGGCCCTAACTGGGGTAACATGGAGGTAGTAAATGCAAATAACAGTGATTGATGTTGGAGCACCAAATACACATGCAGCAAAGAATGGTCGAACTTACCAGTCTCTTGAGGTAACATACAAGAATGATCAAGGTCAAGCTCAATCTAAAAAGCTCATGTCATTCTCTAATCCACAAGTATTTAAAGCAGCACAAACTTGGGAGAAGGGAACACAAGTAAATGTAACAACCGAGAAAGATGCTAATGGTTATTGGCAATGGACAGGTTTAGGAGGAGACGCTACAGTGGCAGATAATAAACCAGCAGCATCAAGTAATAATTCAACAAGAGTAACAGGGAGTAACTATGAAACTAAAGAAGAACGGGCTGCTAGACAGGTGTATATTATTCGTCAAAGTTCAATCTCTTCTGCTATTGATCTCCTTAAAGATAGTAAACCTACAGTTGAGGGAGTGCTTGGAGTTGCTAAACAATTTGAGGAATACATCTTTGCAGAAAAAAAAGGTATAGATGCTATTGATGACCTTGAAGATGATGTCCTTTTATAACTAGATGCTAGCTCTTATAGATCAAGATTTACTTTGTTATAGGTGTGCAGCATCTGCTGAACAAGATGAGTTTGCCATAGCAGTTTATCGTATTGATGAACTGCTTGACAACATCTTAACTAAAACTAATGCTACTAGTTATAGAGCTTTCTTAACTGGTCCTAATAATTTTAGAAAGAAGATATACCCTGAGTATAAAGCAAATAGGACACAACCTAAACCAAAGCATCTCAAAGATCTACAAGATTATAGTGTAGAAAAACTAAATGCAGAGTTTGCTCCAAACACACTGGAAGCAGACGATGCCTTAGCTATTAACCAAACTGAGGATTCTATAATATGTTCACTTGACAAAGACCTATTGCAAGTACCCGGTAATCACTTCTCGTGGGAAATTACTGGTAAAGGATGGTCTAGACCTGATATCTTTGTTACCCAAACAGAGTTAGAAGGTCTTAGACTTTTCTATCAACAATGTTTAAAAGGAGATACTTCTGATAACATTAAAGGTGTTGAAGGTATTGGTACTAAAAAAGCAGATAAACTTTTAACTAATTGTCAAACTGAAAAAGAAATGTTTGACATAGTAAGAACTGCTTATGGAAATGACGAAGAGTTCTTAATGAATGCAAGAGTATTATGGATTCTTCGTACTCCTACTGATGACTATCAAGAAAGATTCAATGCCAACATTCAAGAGTAAACTAGAAGAGAAGGTATGGAGTGTTCTTAAAAAACATTATCCATCTGTTAAGTACGAACCTTCTAAATATAAATTTGTTCAACCTGCTATTACCAGGACTTATATTCCTGATTTTAAAACAGGGACTGCAAGTGTATATCTAGAAGCAAAAGGAAAACTAGATCTAGATACCAGAAAGAAAATGATTTGGTTTAGAGATTCTAATCCAACAATTAGAATTATATTCTTATTTATGAACCCTGATAATAAGATTACTAAACGTAGTAAAACAACCTATGGTATGTGGGCTACAGACAATGGGTTTGAATGGTTAGACTTTAGAAAGGATTGGCTTAATGCTTATAAAAAACTGTGTAGTAAATGATGATGGGTCTTATGACTTTGATTTCCATGTAGATCCTAATGAAGCTTCATTCCTAATGGACTTAGCTATTAAAGAGTTAGTTAGACGTGGTGTTTTTAGTATTGCAACTGATGTAGCTCAACAAGAGCTAGACTTATTTAAAGAAGATGGAGGTATGGTATCATGAGTAAAGGAAATTCACCTGCTTTCCCCTGTCAAGATAATAATAAACAAATCTATACAGGTATGAACTTAAGAGATTACTTTGCATTAGAAGCTATGAATGGGTTACTTGAAGCTGATCATGTTAAACGTGATGATATTCCTAAAGAAGCTTATAGACTTGCTGATTTAATGCTTGATGAAAGACAGGTATATAAATGATTTTAATAATTATGGCAGCTATAGTACTACTATCATCATT